TCAAGCATCAAACGCAGCATCAATCTCGTCCTGCGAGGTGTTGAGGGCGAGATATATTGCTTTTTCAAGCATCTTTAGTCGTACGCGAGTCATGCGATGCGCCTCGCCCCCATCAATATCTACAATGAAACTATCTGTGGTTTCCACAGACACGGATGGGGAAAGCTCGCCAACGCTATGTTCGATCATTTGTCCAAATCCCCACCAGCCCGGTTGCTACCAATATCATCACCCTGCGCCTGCATCCGGTCAGCCGCATACCGCTTAACCTCGGCCTCGCGGTCGATGCGATAGATGGCAATGTCAGCCTCCGCAGACGCCTTATCGCGGGCCAACTGTGCCTCTAGCGCCGCCTTCTCACGCGCCTGTTCCATATCAAGCATGTGTTTCTCACGCTGCGCTTCAATAGACGCGGCGTCGGCTTCGCGCCGCAGCATCAACTGCGCCTCAGCCTTTTCGCGCTCCAGTTGCAGCTTAGCCTGCTCTCGCTCCTGCTCCGCTTGCATCGCCAGCATCTCGGGATCTGGCTTTTCCTGCTCGGGCTGCTCACCCGGCTCGGGCGGCGCGGACGGATCAACCCAGAAGTCATCGCCCTGCCCCAGCCCCAAATCACGCACCAGCCCATCAACCGCATTAAACAGATGCTTCGGTTTCACTTGTCCGGACGTGAATCCTTCCGCCATGATCGGCGCCAGCATCATCCGAGCCTGGATGCGCTTGTCCTTGGAGCCCGTACCCAGCCCGACGCGGATCGTCACGTTGATGTCCTCAGGCCACGATGCCGGGTCGATCATCTGATAGGTGCCATCGACCTTAGCCTTGAACGGCTCGCCTTCGCGCCGCCACAACCGGTACTTCTTCGCCATCAGCCGAGCGAATGCTTCGGCCAGATTACGAGCAATGAATTCTTCCTGCTGCTGCCCCTGCGCTTGCATCATGGCAGTGCCGGTCGCGGTCTTATTGAGCGCGTCGGCGTCAAGCCCCTGGTTGAGCCGCGTGATGCCCGTGCGGCTCTCACGCTCGCCCGTGATCCACTCCAGCACAGTGAGCGACTTGCCGACGTCAAACTGCGTCGTGTAGGGCGTTACGGCCTCCAGAGAGCGGACCCGGATCGGCGCACCAGCAATCGGCGATAACAGGTCATCTATCGTGTTTTCGGACGCCCCTTGCTCCGACACGATCGGCCGCGGCATGTTTGCCTGATACATACCATCGAACAACTGACGCGCTATCGTGCTGCGCGCCAACTGGATGTCCATTACCTTGTCAGCAAGTGAGTAACCAACCAGCCGATGCGGACGCGGAAACGGGCAGAACACCGAAAACGGCTGTTCCTCGACCGTCTCGATCGCCAGCTCGTCGTTAGCCCACTTCAGGATCTCATTCTCGACCCGAAACACCTTCACGCGCTCGGCGATCCCATCACCGTCGATGTCAATGCGTGCGTATTCCTCGCAAAGCTGCACCTCGACCAGTGCGTCGCTGCTTTCGGCCTTCTCCCACCGCACGTCATCGTCGTTGTTGTCGCCGGGTAAGCGCGTGTAAGCCGGCAGTCGGTAAACCTGCTCGCGGTCGAACCCCATGTCCACCAAGTCGGAGCGCGTCTTGACCGGGCAATGGGCGAGGTAATCAGCTTCGTCCTCATGGCGCGCGTTGGGGCTGAAACGGAACTCCGACGCGGGCACCGCCACATCAATGAAGCGCTTCTCGCGGATCTGCTGCTTGATCGAGACAGCATAACCCTCAGGCGTTTCCTCGACGCCCTCAATATCCGCGCCCTGCAACCCTTCAAGCTCAACCGGGTCGGTAATCATCACCGTTTCGCGCTTCACACGCTCTTCCGTCACCATCATAGTCTTGGCCACGCCGTAGCGCTGCATCAGCCCCGACGTGAGCCAATCGTGCAGGATGCGAAACCCGTCCTGCTGGCGCATGAAATTGAAGCCGATCGCCGCGGTCGCCTGATCTGCGCCCGCCTCGTCTTCCTCGTCTGTCGCCTCGAACTCCACCACCCGATCGCCACTAACGAACGTACGCAGCACCGAAGGCGCCATGTAGTCGACCGTCTCCTGCACGTCGGGCAGGACGATCTGGCTGCGGCCGGTGACTTCATTACCGAACGGTTTGGCTTCGTAATAGTCCTGCGCCAATCGGTGAAAATCCGACAGGCGCTCCCATTCGCTGTTAGCCGCGTCGTACTCGCGGCGCAGGGCTGCAACGAGTTCGTCGGGGTTGAAGCCGGGCGCGGGTTCGGGTTCTACGTCCCAAGCGTTGACTTCGGCTTCTAGGGGGATGGGCAAACTAGCCATGGTTACACAATACCCCTTGTCAGCCGGCCCAGGTCCATCTTCAGCGCCTGCCTTGGTTCTTCGTAAGCCACGCAGCCTGTCCCGAAAGCATCGGCCGAATGGCTCGACCAGTCGTGGTTCGGTCCTAACCCAATACCACGCTCCGTGTCACGCTTTTCATGATACCAGCCGATAGCTTTCAGACCCGCCGCGCATTTCTCTTCGTCAAACCGCATCCGTGGGAATAGTTGCCGCGCCTTCTCGACACGCTGCATTGCGGCGCCCTTGCCCTGGTTAGGCACGATCTCAACGTTGTAGCCCGCTGCCTCCAACGCTTTGCGGTAGGACGTGTCGAACACCTTGTCCTGCGTGTCGCCGTCATGTGGCAGCCAGATCTTACAGCGGTCGGGCGTATAGCCTTGCGACCGCATCCAGTTGAGGTGCGCGCTGACAGGCTGCCCCTGCTGTTCGTAATGGTTCGTCCAGCGTATTTCAGTGCCGACAAACTGCGCCGCCCAAAACACGAAGTTGTCGGCCTTGGCGCCGGTTCCGCCGATGTCGGCGAACAGGCGCACGATAAGGTTGGGGTCTTCGGCCACCATAGCAATGCGACCGTCCTCGCGCGCCTTGGTGATGTTCGGCGCGAAGTATGCGCCTTCAACCACGCGGATGAAGTCGCCTTCCCAGATGTGGTCGTAGAGGTGGGGGCGCTCTTCTTTGTCACGCAAGCGAACGCGGTCAAGGATGTCGGGGAACCAGGCGTTATCGCGCCAATTCAACTCAGCAATCTTCACTCGATCGCTAACGTTGCGATAAAACCGTTTGTTCGTCGGGCTATCCTCGCGCTCGGGGTTCCACGTCACCCACAACTCAGAGTCTTCTTCACGCAGCGTCGGGATCAGCTTCGTCCACGCCTCATCCGTGACCGTCTCCGCCTCGTCCACCCAGCATAATAGGATGCGAGCTTTCGACTTTACGCTATCGATATTGCGGTCCAGCCCGGTAAAGCTGTAGCTAATCCGCCCATCGATCGTGCGGATGTATTTCTCGCCGATATCGAAGTGCGGCAACAACCACGGCGTCTCGCGGATCGCGGCCTTGATTTCCTCCAACGAGGAATCAGCCAGCGAATTCATGAATACTCGCCCGCACAGGATAATGCCCTCGCGTCCGGCCTTCGCCCACATCAGAGCGCGCACAGCGGTCATCTTCGCGAACGTTCGCGTCTTACCCGAACCGCGGCCACCATAAGACCCGCGCACGTCAGCTTCACCAGAAAACACCGGCACTAACTTGGCCGGCATCTCTATGGAAACTGTGCTCATTCGGGAGAGACTGGGGTTAGCTTGATCTCGGTAATGACGTGGAGGGGGTTATCTGCGTCACCAGTGATCTGCATTGGCAAAACCTTGCCCACCAGCGTCATGAACGCGGCTGGGTTTTCATCCGCTTGCCGATATAGGTAATCAGCCCCGCCCTGCTGGTCGAGCGCCTGAAGGATCATATCCTTTAGCGAGGCAGTCACCTTGTTAGGTGTGCCCTTAACTCGTCCACCGGTCTTGCGGCCCACAGCCACTTCTAAAGCCCTCTACAATAGATTCTCATGCCCTACCTACTCCTTCCCCGCCTTAGACGCAAGATCGCGCTGTGCGGGGCTGTGAGGGGCTAGGGGAAGGCCCTTCCATTCTCTAGCCGTCAGCACGAACGGCATAGCCCCTTTGTGTCGCGCCATCACATACCCCGCACCCTCGGCAATCATCGAGATTTCATCAACACCGTTAGGCGCAACGCGCGGCTTGTACCACTTAACGCCCATCACCCCTTCCCCTCCACCAGAGTCCGGAGCATGGCTTTGTAAGTTTCTGCCGTTCCACGCTCAGGCGTGCTCCATAATGTAAACCATCCAGTCTGCACGCCCGCCTCCACCATCCCCTCATCCGGCTCCATCAGCGCCTGGACTGCGGCGCGGGCTACAGCCTGAGTGGTTTCGGCATCGGGTAAGATACCAAGATGGGAATAAAGCGCGGCGTCGATCACTGCTGCTACGTTAGCCAGCATCGGATGAATTGGCTGGGTCATGCTGCCCGCTCCTTCAGCATCATCTGAGCGAATGTCAGCAACGTCAACCCAGCAGACGGATCGCTCTCGCGCGCAACCTCGATTGCCTTGCTGACCCAGCGCATTTCCTCAGCAGTCCGAGCCGCGCTGGTAGCCGTAGCTTTCTCGATAGCGTACTGCACCCGCAGCAAATCTTCCCCAGTCACCCCACATCTCCCAGCGCTTTGCGGGCTTCCCGCAGGATAACTATAAAATCGGTGGTTGACTCAAGCACCTCGTTTTCACAAGCCGCCAACAGATCGGACATCGCCCCCTCCAGCACCGCCAGCCTTTCGAGCTTGGCTTTGCGGCGGGCGCGGTAGGACTGGTTGCGCTGGGCCGCGGTTTGGGCGGTCATGCGGCACCAATGTTACGAATGCGCCAATCGGAGCAGATGTACCCATCCTGTCCGACATACCAGTTGTCGCCGAGCGCATCGATATGAACCACACGCTTGTCGCCGAGCGTATCCACGCGCGCCTTCGATACACGACCGCTATCGTGAACCGCCTCAACCTGTTTCGTAAAATCAATCATCTCACACCTCCATGCTCAATGTCGTAACGCTACGCCATCGTCTCGCGACAGTCAACCCCGATCCGGGTGCGGGTCAGGTGCGCAACCACTGCTCCACGTACCAGCGCGCCCAATCAGCGCGGATCTGATATTTCTCAGCCACCTTCGCGATGTCGGCACCGGCGATCTTGTCGCGCGGTGCCTTCATCACTTTCACTTGGTTTTCTCGACCTGCAGGATCTCTGCGTTAGGGAAGAGGCTCTTGACCTCGGCGAAGATTCCCATGCCGGCAACCATACGAGCCACCTCATCCGGCGTCACCATAACGACCCGCTCACCGTCAATGCGCTGCACCCGGGCAATGCTGTCTTTCTGCTCGGCGATAACCACGCGCGTGCCGGTATTGTAATCCATACCGACCTGATAGGAGTCGTCGGGAAGAAGCGGGCTTTCCAGCGCAGCACATGCGGCCCGCCAGCCGCGCACCATCGCCTCTGACTGAATGCGGCAATCCTTGTCGCTGCCAGTGATGAGCGCCTGATTGTACAAATCGATTTGCTCGCTCAGCGCTTGGTGTAGGTCGGCGTTCACGCGCTGCAGCGTCGACAGCCTCCACCGACTGCGGAACGCGGACTCCGCAGGGGCAACCAGGGCGAGGCATTGGGCGACGATGTCGGTCATTGGGTTTCTCCGTTTCGAGTGGGGGCACTGCACAACAGCACATAAAAACGCATCCTATTATACTCTTCTTATATTCGATGTTTTTCTCCTTCCTTTTTACTTTTTATCTCACTCTATTGAGTGAATAAATGAAAGTGCTGTAGTGCTGTATAAGCGGCCACAAACCGCAGAAAACCGTCGGTTTTGGCCACTGCACATTGACGAATCGTTGTGCTGCCACAGCACGTCGTTCTGCAGTGCGATTCCGATTAATGAAAAACGATTGATTTAACAGCACTTCCAATGTGCTGTGACAGCGGCCACTGCACATCGCTTGTGCTGTTAAAATCGAGGTGTTTTATCGACTGCGGCAGCGATATTCGCGGCCGGATAGTGGTTCTGATTGACGTGTTCGGCACGCTCGGAAACCTTCGCGCTATCGGCCCAGCGGCTATCACGAAAGGCACTCCACGCGGTCAAGCCAGTGGCGTTTAGCTTGACCCCCACAAGGTGCCTGACACCCTCATTGTTGGTCGTTTCAGAAGACTTTGAGTATCCTGGCACCATTTTGAACAGCCGCGGAAAGAAGCCCCGCCCTGACCATGGCTTCGCGTCCACGCCGTATTCCTGGCTGTTCCAGCCATTCATACTGGCCAGCAGATCATTGCGGCTGACCTTGAAGCCGGCATCAAATTCAAGGCATTCGGCCATCCACGTACCGACAGGATTGTTGTCCGCCTCGAACCCCTGCTTTGCCTCCAGCATCGTCCTTGGTGGCGCGTAGAATCCGCGCGCACGCAACCGCTTCCATCCCTCGAATGCCCACCAAAGGATGCCTGTCAGCTCTTCGGCAAGCACTTTTTCTGAGATGCTGTCA